AAAAATGGCACTTTACGGAACAACAGGTGGTTATGTAGCACCTCAACCGAAGAAAACAAGGCAAGGAAACTCAAAAAATACCAAATTAGCTGCTACGGCTCGTAACGCAGCAAGAAAAAGGTATAGGGGTCAAGGAAAATAGTCGGGGAAACCCTATAAATAAAAGATATAACGATAAATATCTTTTGAGTTAAGAAAAATATGCCTTCTTATAGGTTCAGATCTGAGAAATACGTCAGTAGAGGTTTCAAAGACTTAGCAGTTTCGTTTAATGCTAACCCCTCAACTGGCGATTTTGGCGTGGTTAAGAATGAAAACGCTATTAAACAGTCTGTACGTAATTTGATTCTCACAATGTTTGGGGAAAGACCCTTTCAAAGAGACATTGGATCAAGAGTTAAGGCATTAATGTTTGAACCATGGGATCCATTCTCAGTGGATGCTATAAAAAGTGAGATATTTAACTGTCTTTCGAGACTTGAACCAAGAATCCAGGTTACTGGGGTTGGACTTCGTGATGATTCTGATATAAATTCCGTCCATGTATCAATAGATTACAAGATTGTCGGAGAACCTGTATCGCAAAACGTCGATTTCCTCCTAGAGAAGGCATAAAATGGCAGCAATACCATCACAATTAACGTCTTTAGACTTCTTTGAGATCAAAGAATCCATTAGGTCGTACCTAAGGACAAGAAAAGAATTCTCAGATTACGATTTTGAGGGTAGTTCTGCGTCATATCTCATTGATATACTTGCTTATAACACATATTATACTGCTTTTAACGCTAACATGGCGTTAAATGAAGCATTTTTAGAGACTGCAACAGTCAGAGATAACATTGTAAGGATAGCAAAGCAGTTAAATTACACTCCAAGGTCAATAAAAGCACCTAGAGCATGTGTAAAAATGGTTGCTCAGACTGTAACATCACTAAATGGTACGACTTTTCCCGAATTTGCGACTCTAAAGAAGGGTGATGTCTTTGTTGCAGACAATGATTTTGATTCTTATACCTTTGCATTGACTCAAGACATCAAAGTTCCAGTAGATTCCTCTTCAGGACAGGCAGTTTTTGATAATGTATTGGTATATCAAGGAAATTTACTACAATACAACTATACAGTTGACTATACTAAGCGTCAAGAATACATTATTCCTGATGATAGGGTAGATACTGGTCTTTTGACAGTGGATATTTCTCCAACTGCTCAATCTTCAGAGACAGATACCTATTCTGCTGCTACAAACGTCACAAATGCTAACTCAACTTCCAGAATTTACTATTTGGAAGAGACTGATGACATGAGATACAAGGTTGTCTTCGGTGATGGGTCAATTGGACGTAAATTAATTGATGGTGAGTATATAAAACTCACTTATGTGTCTACAGATGGGGTTGAAGCTAACGGTGCGAAGTCATTTGCCTTTGTTGGTAACGTAATTGACTCCGATGGTCGTGTAATTAGTCCAAATGCGATCACATTAAGCACTAAAGACGCTGCTCAGGACGGTGAAGACCGTGAAACAGGTCTTTCGGTCAAGTTTAGGGCACCTAGAGCGTATGCAACCCAAAATAGGGCAGTTACAGAGAATGATTTTGAGCATATTGTCTCTGAAATCTATCCTCAAGCAGCATCCGTGACTGCTTTTGGTGGTGAGAAGCTTTCTCCACCAGTTTACGGTAAAGTTTACGTTGCAATCCGTCCAAAAACAGGAAATAAGTTGAATGCAACGACAAAAAATAAGATTAAAAAGGATTTATTGAAATATTCGGTTGCTTCAATCGAACCAGTCATCATTGACCCAACAAGTTTCTATGTTATTCCTAAATCTTACGTTTATTACAATGGAAATGACACTAATTTGACTGGATCCCAACTTGGTACTAAAATTCTTCAAGGAATTGATGAATATAACAAAGCTGGTCAAACAAATAGGTTTAATGGACGTATTGATGGATCTAATTTCGGTTCTATGATCGATAATGCAGATTCTTCAATTTCTGGTAATGTTACTCAAATGACTTTGGGTCAAAATCTCGATGAATTCACTTTTGGTAATGTATTTACTCAATGTTTGGATTTTGGCAACCCACTTTATGATCCATCTCAATATTCTGGAAGTCCTAAGGATGGAGATGGCACTGGAGACCAAAAATGTAAGCCTTCCTTCTCAACAGTCAAATCTGGTACGTTTTATGCCACTGGATACACTGAAGATTTGGTAAATCTTACTTTAACCGATGGTGCAACTGCTGCACAGATCTCTAGTCCTGGAATTTCGACAAATACGACAAATCAGGTCTTGGTACCAGTAAATATTAGAGATGATGGTATGGGTAACCTAATTCTCGTCACAACTAGGGATGAAACTGAGTTAGTTCTTAATCCTTCTGTAGGAAGTGTTGATTATAGCACTGGTCAAGTCTGTGTTGGTCCTGTAGCGATTCAGGGCACTCCAGATGACACTGAAAGACTACCAATTCAGGTATTACCTGCTGGTGGATCAATTCAAGTCCCACCAGGCGTAGATCCAACAATATTCAACCCAGTAGTCAATCCAATTGACTATACAATCAACGATACTGCAATCCCCACCTTCGATCCGAATAACTTTAATGGTTATAATTTTGGTCCAGTAGGGGGTATAAATATTATCGATTATCCAACGGATACCTTCACATATCCAGTCAGCGAATCCTGTTTCTAAGATAGATGCCGATTACAAAGAATATCAACGTCTCTGATAGGGTCGAAAATCAGTTACCTGAGTTTATTCGTCAAGAAGACCGACAATTAGTTAATTTCCTCTTTGAGTACTATAAGTCTCAAGAGAAAACAGGTCGTCCTTACGATATTCTCAATAATTTACTGAGATATCTTGATCTGGATAATTATACTTCTGAGCAACTTGCAAGTGCAACTAAATTGCTCAAGGATATTGGTCTGTACGATGAAAAGATTGAAATTGAAGGTATAGATGGGTTCCAGGAGCAAAATGGCTCCATAATGATTGATAATGAGGTAATTTACTATGAATCTGTTACTCGTGGTCCTGATGTTATCATTACTCCTGGTATCTCTTATCCACAATTCAATAAGAAGAAGCAACAACTAGAAAACCCCTTTACACTCTTTGATGGCACCCTTAAAAACTTCCCATTAAGCTTTTTAGGCACTCCTGTTGCTCCACCTTCTGCTGAACACCTAATTGTCATTACTTACAATGATATGAAGGTTCCTGGAGTCGATTATTTCGTTGAAGGGTTTAATATACGTTTTGCAGAAGCACCTAGAGATCAAACAGGTGCTGATGACTCTGAATTTACAAGAATTACATATCTGGTCGGATATTCGGATCAAACGATCAAAACTATGGATGCTATTCCTTATCAGGAGTGGCAAAACACTAAAATTTACCCATTAAGGATTAATACACAATCTTATACTCCAACTTCCGAAATTGGACTAATAATTAACAAAAATGGTCGTTTACAAGAACCATATACCGATTTTACCGTTTTTCAAGATAAAGTTGTTTTCAAAAATGAAATCGGAGCTGCTGATGATATTCATATTAGGTCTGTCGAATATAATGCTCCTTCTTATGGTTCAGGAGCCAAGGCAATTGCTTCAGTTAGTGATGCTGGTGAAATAACCAGTTTAATTCCTAAAGAAGGTGGATCTAAGTATAGATTAGACTTTGCACCTAAAGTTTCTATTACAAGTAAGACTGGTAAGGAATCTACAGCAAGAGCTCTAATTGGTGGTATTAAAGACATCAATTTGATCGATGGTGGTCAAGGATACACTTCTTACAACCCTCCAATCCCTGTAGTTGGAAATCCTTCAGATCCTAATGGTACACCAGCAACATTAAGTCTCACAGTAGATGATGTGACTGGAATGGTTGATTCTTTGACTATTACTAACAGTGGTAGTGGTTATGACTTCATTCCTGCTATATCATTCAAGAATCCTGGTGGAGCAACCATTGGTGCTCCTACAATCGACTCTGAAGGTAGAATTGACGTAGGATCTATTGAAGTTAAGACAATGGGTAGTGGATACAGCAATCCACCTATCGTATACATTGATGAAGCACCTGATGGTGGAATTAACGCTCAAGCTATAAGTAGAATCAATCAAGACGGACAAGTTTATGAAATTACTGTCACAAACAGAGGTCGTGGATATACTTCTGTTCCTAGGGTGGCAATTATCAACCCAATTGGTGCTCAGGTACTAGACGTTACTGTAGCATCTGGATCAGTCACAAATATTGAAATGTTGACTGGTGGACAAGGATATACCGATGCACCTTCAGTTTATATTGTAGATGATAGAAAAGACGGATATGGAGAACCTATAGGTGGTACAGGGGCAACTGCTGCTGCAACTATCTTTAATGGCGAAATAACAGATATTAATATTACTAATTTTGGATCTGGTTACTCTACCGAGTTTCCACCAACTGTATACATCGCAGAACCAAAAGCAGCAAGGGCATCTGTAGATGTTGGGTTTGATCAAGTTACTGGATTCGATATTCTAGAGAATGGATCAGGATACACCTCTAGTGCCTTCCTAGGGTGCTCCAGAGGCGTTTCTGGACCTGTTGACTACGATAACCTTCATAATGAGATATATGCTGGAGAAGCAGCATTAAGACAGTCAAATCACGTTGCTGGTGCTCATGTAACCAATCTTGACTCTTTATTCATTAAAGAAGTCTTTGATAAGTTTAGAAGGCAATATCTTCCAACCTTAGACATCGATTTTGCTAAAGTTAACCCTGTACAGGTTATTAAGAATATTAGTGACTTCTATATCTCTAAAGGTACTAACTTAGCAACTCAATACCTCTTTAAAATCTTATTTGGTGAAGATGTTGATCTTTACTATCCAAAAGATGAAATTATAAGTCCATCTCATGCAACTTGGGTTGTAGACACCATTCTTCGTGCAGAATTGATAGAAGGTGATCCTGCAAACCTAATTGACTCAGAAGTTAACCAATATGCCGATGAAGTGGACACTAGTGTTACTGCTGCGTCTGCATTGATCGAAAACGTCATTACTATCATTGAAGGTACTGACACCATCTATGAATTGGCAATATCCGAAGAAACCTTAGTTGGTAGCTTCATCATACCTTATAAAACTCGTCTAGTTGAGCCTTTAACCACTACTGGGCAGATAATCACGGTTGACAGCACAATTGGATGGCCCGAGCGTAATGGTACTATTAGAATCAATGATGTAGAGCAAGTCCAGTATAAAGAGAAGTCTCTTAACCAGTTCATAGAGTGTACTAGGTCTAAGAATGGAATCGTCGAAGATTGGGATCCTGGTACCATAATTCAGTCCGATATTTTCGTTTATGTCAATAAAGGCACTGTAGGGGAATGTAAGTTAAGGATTTTAGGTATTGCTGAAGCAGGTACCACAGTACTAAACGATACTGGTAGTTACTACCTTACTGGTGATAAACTGAAGGTTGCAAACCTCGGATCGACTGCTGAGGAATTAAGACTCCAATCTTGGTTATATAACGTCAAGAAGTTGATTCAGGTTGATACTATCAATCCTGGTGGTGTTAACAACCAAACTGCAACTGTAACCTGTAGTAACCCTCACGGATTATTGGTTTCTGACCAAGTTACGATATATGGTGCAAACCCAGTTGTTTACAACGGTACATTCACTGTAACATCAAGAATTGACCAATTTACTTTCTCATATCAGATTAATACTCCTACCGAGCTAGTACCTGAAGGAAACATCCTATTATCGGTTGACCTTAACCGAGGTAAGTCTGATACGACTTCTATCAATAATGTTGTTAGTGAATTCACTACAAACATCCAAAACTCGTTTTTCAACGATGATTACGTTTATGTCGCTGCATCTGGACTTCCTAACTACAAAATAGGTCCATTTACAGGATCTGCTCTTATTCCAGGAAATCAGAGGAAATTACTCAGATTCCCTAGAAATGTCCAAACTATATCTGAAAGAAAGACAATTGACCCAGGAACACCAATTGGTGCTTGGGTAAACGGTGTTTCTATCTGGTCTTACAAATCTAGAGAATTTATCCAGTATGGTCCTCTTACTAGCATCGCAGTTACCAATGTTGGTGAATCATACGATGCTGGTGCTAAACCCAACGTAGAGATCACTGGGGGAGGTGGATCAGGTGCTACTGCTGAAGTTGTAGTTAATGGTAGTCTAACTTCCTTTGATATGGATACTGAAGGTAGTGGATACACATCTTCTCCATTAGTTTCTATTGTTGGAGGTGGTGGTAGTGGTGCTACTGCACAGGCAGTTATTACTGGTGGTAGGGTAACAAGAATTCTAGTTGAGCAACCAGGTACAGGATATACCACACAACCTTTAGTTTCTATTACTGGTGGTGGGGGTACTGGTGCTACTGCAACTGCTAATGTTAGAGGTCCAATTCAGAGTGTAAACGTCACTAATTTTGGTACTGGATATACTTCACTTCCTTCTATTAAAGTTAACTCTGGTGAAGGTGCTTTAGCACAACCTATTGTTATTAATGGTAGAATCGTATCTATCGCTATTATTAACTCTGGTAGTTCCTATACAACTGCACCAAATATAATCATTAATGGTGATGGTTTCGGTGCTATTGCTAAAGCAACTATCGGTACAATTGGAGAAGATAAAGGACGTGTTTTAGGTGTAACTATCGTCAACAAGGGTATTGGGTATACACAAGGTTTAACAACCGTCAGACTCGAAGCAGTAGGTCAATTAGCGTCATTCCAACCTACAGTCTACCAGTGGAATAAAAACCTTCAGTATGAATTAGTAGACAAATATGACTTTGCAAGAGGATATGTATTTACTGGATATAACAACCAATTTGGTGGTGAATATGCTCACCTCTCAGATCCTAAAGAATTAAGATATGTTGTTGGTGATAACGTATTCTTAAATCCTGTTACACAGGAATTCCAAGAAGTATCATCCAACTTTGAGCACTCACCTATTATTGGTTGGGCATTTGATGGTAACCCAATATATGGTCCTTATGGATACATTGATCCAACTGACCAGAATAGTGGTATTAGAAGGATGCGTACATCCTTTAAATTGAAGGAAAATGTTGTATATGATGCGACAACTAATCCTAACCCTGCTAGGGTAGATGGTCCTCCTATTGATACCTATGCTGCTGGTACATTCATCGATGACTATTATTATGATTTCCAGTCTGGTGATCTAGACAACTACAATGGTCGTTTCTGTAAGACACCTGATTATCCAGATGGCATATATGCTTACTTCATAACTATCGATGCTAGTGATGCAGGTCTTGCTGAATTCCCATATATCATGGGACCACAATTCAACTCTCTACCTGATAACTGGAACTTCTCTCAAGCAGCAACACAGGAGAATATCCCTGATGGTGTTGTACGTTATAGAGATCCATATACTGATGTTGATATTGATGTTGATCGTCAACCAAACCAGGAAGCAGATGTCCTTACTACTGAGATAGAAGGATATCCTATTATCTTTGAAATACAAGACTCTAACAATGATGGTTTGATTGATGCTAATGAGCAACAAGAAATATTAGAGATGTCTGAAGAGGCAACTCTACAAATTTATGATTACTTCCCAAGAGTATCAGAAGAGTCTAGAGTTGACATTGAAGTTGAAACAACTACCCAGTTTGAGAATGCTCAGATTGATGGATTCGTTGTTGAAAACCCAGGTGTTTCTTATCAGGTAAATGACACCGTATTCTTCGATAATGAAGGTACTGGTGGATTTGGTGCATCTGCACTTATTGAATCTGTTAAAGGACAAAGAATTATTGGTTATCAGAAAGAAGTTATTGGTGACCGTCCTTATGGTAAAATTACTACTGCTGAAGGTCATGAATTAAGACAGCAAGATGAAATCATTGTAAACTCAAGACCTGTAATTGATAATACCTCTAAAACCTATAGAGTTAAGGTTGTTGCTGGTGTTGAGAGAATTAATATAGTCCAAGCAGGTACAGGATATAACGAAGATATTCCACCTACATTTGAGTTGATTACCGATTCTGGAAAAGATGCTGAATTGCAGTTGGTACTAGAGAATACTGGACAGATTAACAAGGTTAATATCATTAACTCTGGTAATGGATACGATTCTGACAATCCTCCTCAGATTAGAGTATCTCATCCACAACAGTATAAGAAGACTCGTTATTGGATAACAGAATATAAAGAAGCAGCTGGTCAAGTTAGTATACATGATACTTGGACTACTGCTGATCGTTACACATATGTTTGTGGTAGTGTTTTAGAAACAGATGGTGATCAAGCAGCATTCCTTGTTAAGTTTGATGATTTAGGTCAGAAGGTTTGGGAGAGAAATCTACTACCTACTAATTCAGGTGTTAAGAAAGCAGAATTCGTTAAGATGTATATTGACGAGTCATTAGAAGATGATGTCATTTACATCGTTGGTCATACATATGACCCTAATAATTCTCAGTACAATCCTGATATATGGCTAGGACAGTATAAGTCTGGTTTTAACAATGCTAATGCTCCTGATGGTATTCTACAGTGGCAGAAGGCAATTGCTGGTATCTCAGGTCTTTCTAGAAGGGACTGGGTAACAACTATAGCACTTGACCAAGAGAAGAGAATTTATATTGCAGGTTATACAGATAGTAACTCACCTGATCCTAACGATATGTGGGTTATTCAGTGTGATCTTGACGGTGACCTTGTAGAGAAGAGAAAGATTGCATCTGCTGATGATTCGGAGATGATCAATCAGATTAAGTGGATATCTGATGATAGATTCTTCTTTGTTGGTATTAATGATCAAAATAACGACTGTATCTTTGGTGTATTCTTCTTTGATGGTGCAAACCTAGAAATTGAGTATATTAGACAGGTACCAGCAGTTGGTGGATATGTAAGAAATCCACAATTCACTGTTGATGAATATGGAGATGCTATCCTTGTTTGGGACTTCTACAATGGTGCTACTCAGAAGTATGAGAAAGTCCAAGTTAATAAATTCCCAATCGCTACTGCTAATTCTGGATGGGAATGGAGTAAGTCAGTAACTATTAGTGGTAATGTTGATGGTATTCAACATGCTGGTATTAGTGTAGACGTATTTGGTAACTATACACTTGTTACTGATGTTATTGAGTCTGAGAATGAGAGATATGCTGTTGTACATTACCTCAAGTATGATGGTACTGTAATTAAGGAAACTAAGATTAATGACACAGTTAATATTGGTATACAAGCTAAGACTCATACAGTAGATAGTTCTGGTGACTGTATTGTTGCTGTAGATCGTAGACAGTCTGATCAATTAGCATCATATCGTTTCAATGATGAAAATGATCTAGATTTTGATCATACTAAGTTGAATAAATCAACTCTAACACCACATACTCCTGCTAATGCTTCTATTGATACTTCAATATACAAGTTTGGTACAAGTTCACTTAAGTTAAGTGCAGCATGTCCTGTTAAATTCCCTGCTTATAATTTAACTACTAAGGAGTGGAGTGCAAGAGCATGGATGTCTATTGCTACTGCACATCATGCAACTCAAACAAAACCTTTACTATTTGATGTAACACCTATTACTGGTGATTCTATTCAAGTAGAATTAGATGGAGATAATACTAGTGGTAACTATGAAAAAGTTGTTATCTATGTAAACTCAGTTGAGGTTGCAACTTCTGCTACTGCTACTAACTGGACATTATTTGGTGGTGGTGCTTGGGTACATGTTACATTCCAGAAGAGAGAAGAATCTCTTGGATTGTATCAGTATGAAGTATACTTCAATGGTAACCTTGTATGTAACTTCCAATCTACATCTGATATCAGTGTTGCAGATCTTACAGTTGCTGGTAAATTCTCTGGTCCTGTTGTTGGTAATTCAATGATTGGTTGGATTGATGATCTAGTCATCGATGATGTTGCTCCTTATAATGGCACATATGTTATTCCAACTGAAGAGATTGCTATTACTACATCTATATCAGATACTGCTCTTATTAAGTTTGACAGATTGCATGATAAGAGAGGTGCATATACTCTTACTGGTTTAACTGAGTATACCAATATCGCTTTTGAGGATATTGAGACTGCTACAACTTGGAGTGATTTAGGTTTAGCAGCATTCAGTGCTTGGCAAGTTGGTGCTGGTGGTTTACAGATCTTAGATATGTCTCAGACCATATCTACAATGAATCCTGCGACATATACCTTTAGTAATGCTCTTACAGAATATGGCACTAAGACTTCTACAATACCATCACCATTAGGTAAGAAACTTACAATTACTGCTGATGTTATCAGTAAGTATTATCTAAGAGATGCATTATATCAGAAGATTGATAATGTCCTTGAGTTTACATTTACACAGGATGTTAAATTAACTAAGAATTCTATAATTCAACAGTTTACTACCAATGCAGGTGGACAAGATATTGTTAGTGCATATGGTACTATCGTTGAGGTGCCTAATGAGAATGCAATTTTAGAGGAAGACCGTGGGGTTGGTAACAAATATAAGGTTGGTAAGATATATGGTAACTTCAATAATACAGATAGATTTAAGACTGATGTTGGTGATGTAAACCAGATTGCTGGTACATATTTCCAAGTTGAAGAACCTGAAATCCCTTGGGCAGCAGGTGTATCTGTAACTGTTGGTGAGCAGAGATACTATGATAAGAAGATATACCAGTCACAAGGCACAGGTACTACTGGTACAATTCCTCCAGTCCATACTGGTGGTGTTGTAAGTGATGGTCTTATTAACTGGGTATTCATAGATGATGCAGGTAAGTTTACTGTTGATCTTACTCAACATCCATATCCAATGCCTCAATATCTTAATCAAGATATGCCTGAGTGGGATAATGGTAAGTTATATGTTGTAGGACAAAGAGTATGGCATAAGTTAAATGTATATGAGGTGGCAACTGGTGGTGCTGGTGTATCTGGTACAACTCCTCCAACACATACTACTGGTGCTGCATCTGATGGTGGTGTAACATGGGATCATGTATCTACATCAGAATCAATCGCTACTTATGCTAGGACACTTCCATATGATCTAGGTAATAACTATACAGTTCAGATTGTAGAGATTCAACCTGGTTCACTATACATTCCAGAAGATGTTGTTTCTATCAATGCTGGTAATATTACTGAGGCAGAGGATCGTAAGAGTGTAGAGATCTCTGGATTTGCTTCTGTTAAGAAGATTCGTGTTACTGTCCGTCTTGAAAAAGATATTATTAGAAATGCTGTTAATAACACCAATTTAGTATACTTTACATCAAATTCTCCTCATGGATTTAAAGTAGGTGATATCATCTTCTCTGAAGGATTCCAAGGTGATCAATTCAATGGATCATTCTTTATTGATCAGGTAATTGGATCTAGGGAATATACACTTGGTATTAGATCAACTGCTGTAAGTGAGCCAGCATTTAACAATAACGCTATTGCTAGTGTTAACATATATGCGAAGCACCCAACCCTAGAGTTTACTAGAAATCATCAGTATGTCTTTGATGTATCTGATACTTCAAACCTTAACTACTACTTGTCATTCTCACAAGACAACCAGTACAAACTAGAATACTCATTTAATAACATAACAAGAGAAGGTACTCCAGGTGTTCCTCTAGGTGCTGGAAACTACCCATTTGTTAAATTCTCTGTATTGGGTGATGTAACTAATATCTCCTATTACTTTGACCCATCTAGGACTGGTGATGATTCTCCAGTTGGTGAGAATTCATTCATTGATGTTATCACAACTCCATATGAAGGCACATTCTCAGTTGCTGAAGTTATAACTGATACTGAGTTTAGATTCCAATTACTTAAGGAACCTGAAAAGACTAATGCTGAAGTTGGTACAGATGAATTTGATCAGGTTTATTCATACTATTCAACTACTTCTACGAGAGCAGTTGGACCTATCAATACTATTAAATTAGTATCTCCAGGTGGTTTCTATCAGAAGTTACCTATCATTAGTGATATTGCATCATTCAGACAGATTGAGAAAATTGTAGTTAATGATGGTGGTACTGAATATGCTCCAGGTGTTTACTATGATGTCCCTGTAGCTGGTGATGGTGAAGGTGGTAAAGCAACTATTACTGTTGAGTTTGATGATACTGTTGGATCAGGTACAATCACTGGTGCTGCTGTAGCAGATCCAGGTAAAGGATATACTACTGCATCTATTGATATCGATGCTATTCCAGGAATCTTAGGATCTACATTAGCAGGTTCTGGTGGATCTGTAACTGTTGTTATTCCTTCTGAAGGATCTGGTGCATCTGTATTCCTAACAGGTACAAATATTGGTAAGATTAAGAGACTTAAGAATAATGAATTTGGTTTCGGTTATTCACATGACTATACACTGAAACCTGAAATTACCTTCCCAGTTAACCTTCAGTTATTCAATACTTCAATACTTTCCGAGATCAAGATAACTGACCCAGGTGCTGGTTATACTTCAACTCCTGCTGTTGTTATTGAAGGTGGTGGTGGATCTGGTGCTGAGGCAGAAGCAGTTGTTAAAAACAATCGTCTTAGTGAGATCATTATTAAAAACAGTGGTGCTGGATATTCATCCGAACCAACGGTTACTCTAAAATCAGAATTTAACTACGTTGTTAACTTAGACCTTAACTATCTACAGTTTAACTTCCCACATGGTATAACCTCTGGTGCAGAAGTCCAATTTAGATCTGATGATATTGGTAGCACAGAAGGTGAATTACCAAAACCATCTACCGCAGGTTTAACCAGTTTGGTTGAAGGACAGATTTACTATGCTATTGCTGGTGAGGCAGCTGGTCTAGAATCTGACCAATTAAGATTTGGTCTTACTCAAGCATCTGCATTAGCAGGATCTTACGTTACTTTCCTAACTCAAGGATCTGGTAGACAGACACTTTTAACTGAGGTATTCGGTGGTAAAGCAACTGCTGTTGTTGAAACATCTCGTTTCTTAGAAGGAGAAGATGTATTCCAAGGATCTAATGTTGAGACTGCAACTGCAAGAGGTAAAGTCTCTACTAACACTGGTTGGCAGATTGGTCCTAAGATTCTTAAGATCGTTGATTACACTGGTGACTGGGCAGAAGGTGAGAAGGTAACAGGTGAGATATCTAAAGCATCTGGTGTTATCGATAACTTCTCAATAGCACGTGGTGTGTTAAATATCGGCTCCCTAACGAAGACACCAGGCCGATTTATTGATGACGTTGGTAAACCATCTGAGATTGTCCAGAAGATTCAAGATAGTTTCTTCTATCAAAACTTCTCATATGTTGTACAATCACAAATTCCTATCACAGAGTGGAAGACTCAGGTCTTAGAAAATAACCACCCTGCTGGTTTCAATATGTTTGGTCAGTTACAACTTACTGGTGGTAAGGACGTATCTGGACGTAAGATCGGTACTGAGTTTACTAAACAGGTTAACATTAACAACTATAGTAATGTAAACCAGATTACATCATTCGGTGCTGCACAACCAATATATACTGACTACAACAATACAGAGGTTCTCTTCCGTAAGAAGCGTTTGACATCTTCTGAGGAAATCTTAACTTCTATCGTTAAGAAACTTGATAGTGTTGAAGATCAGTTTGATGGTATTAAGAAGTCATTCCCAATTACTGTTGAGGGTGAAACTGTAATCGTTAAGCAAGACCAGTTGATGATAACTCTGAATGGTATCATTCAGGCACCTGGTGAATCTTATCAGATTGTTGGTGGTAACTTAGTATTTGATGAGCCACCAAAACCACCTTCCAAAGTTAACTATAGAATCTTAGGAATTACTCCTACACCAATCTATAGAATTGCACTTTATGATGGATTTGGTACTTCAAACTATGGTATCTTCCCAACAATAGGACAGCAGGTTCAGGGAGCACAATCTGACGTTGTTGCTACTGTTATTGATTCTGGTACCAACCATATCGATGTTATTAATATAACTGGTGGATCCTTCCAGCTCAATGAGCAAATTAAGAGAGGCGAATTATTCGCTGCATTGGTAGAATCAGTTACCTTAGTTAACAGTCCTACCATATTCAGATTTGGTGAAGGTATTACTAACCTTGAAGGTGATACTGCTTACATTGAAGAGACTAACGTAGATACTGATGGTAATGTTACTGATAGAGTCGTTGTAAGTAAGACTTCAGGTACTCCTAGATTCGAGACTGGTATATTCGATCTCAGACTTAATGAATTCATATATTCTGCCTCGTCTAAGATTGCAGGCCAGATTACATACATCGCTCCTTACAGTGATCCAATTAATAATGAAGTTGTTGATACATTGGTCATTAACCGAGGCACAACCTTCTTCGGATTACTCTTTGAGCGTTTAGTTAGTCTAACTAACCCTAACGTGATCTTAGATGATATTTCTGCTTCTTCTATCACTCCTACTAAGCTTTATGATTCTTCAAACAGAATTAACGCTGACTTCTTGAATTTTGAAGAAGTAAGGACTACAGAAGTTGAATATTCTCAATTAACAGGTGGAGTGCTTGCTGAAGGCATGATTCTTCGTAATAAGAAGGCATTCTTCGGAAATCCAAGATCTACCTTCCACGGAAATGCTGCAAACAGATATCTTGATGCAAAACGGAATATTTCCAATAATAAGCAAGAAATCATCGATTTTGCAGAAGCTGCAATTGCAATTGACTATCCTGATTATTATTTCCCATCTGACGTTATTACTAACTCTTGGAGTAGATTTAAAGACGCATATCGCTTTATACAGAAGAATAAGTCATTAATTGCTGGAATGGCGTTTGATGACATGAAAACTCAATATCCTTCATCTTCAATTCCTTCAGATGCGAAATGTAAGCGAGATATTGAATTTTTCGTTGATGCAGTCTCTATTGACATCTATGCTGGTGGAAACCGATATTCTCGTAAATTCTGTCAACAATTCTTCGATACTAACGGAACATTCACTTATGTAAGTGCTCAATCTGCTGAAACTCGTTTTGCCTTTGAAAAGGCAAGAGATAGGATGAAAGTTGCACTTGCAAACGGTTATTCAGGTACAATCAACGCTGTTAACTCTGGTGACTCTTGGACTGCATATCAAGACCTTACAATCACTGCTGACCCATCACCTAACGATAATTACGGTACTTCTGGTACAAACACTAATAATGCCGATCCTGCAAACTGCACAGACGTACAAGCTGCTATCGATACTTTACATGAATTTATTGATGAAGTATTGAATAATGCAAGTCTAAATGATCTTCCTGCTGAAACACAAGGTACATATTCACCACATCAAGAGAAGTGCAGAAGAGACCTTGGATACATGATTGATGCTATTGCTAATGATGTTGGACAAGGTGGTAACTATAATACAGTTGAGTTTACTAAAAAATTCTTCGATGACGCTGGTGTCCCTCTAACTAACGGTATTGTTGGTGAAGAGGCAGAAGCAGTCCATGCATTCACTGCTGCTGGTACATTGATGCATAGAGCAATCAACAACCTAATGTATTGGAAGGATCTATCTGGGGTTGGATATAACCTTAATGATCCTACTACTTACTCTGGTGGTGTTGCTCCTGCTAACAGATACGATGCAAACTATGCATCTGGTAATAATCAAGATATTAACAATTGTGCTAATGTCAAGTCTTATATTGACACTTTAAGAGCAATTGCAACTACAGCAATGACTGCTGGTAATCTTAACAATGTTAATGCTCTATCATCTATTTCAGATGGTACATTTGTTGCTAATGAAACAGTTAGGACAACTAAGATTGGATATAAGGATAAGGGCACTGGACAGTTTATAACTGGTAACCAGATTAAGGGTATGACATCTGGAGCATTATTCCAAGCATTAGGTGTTAACTCTGGTCTTAAGTGGTTATTCGCTGGTCCTGTTACTGGTACATTCACTGCTGGTGAATATATTACTAACTCTACTTTAACCTTTACTAATTGCACTCAAAGTGTAATTGTTAAGAAGGCAGAATTAAGTGGCACTAAGTCAATATATCTTCCTACTAATCATTCATTAACTGCACCTGCTTCCGAAGATTTCGCTTTTGGTACAGGAGACTTCACAATAGAAGGTTGGTTCCGTGCTGGCACTAATACACAATCTCAATGCTTATTTGACTTCCGTCGTTTGAGTGCTACTCAAGGATTAAGAATTATTCAAGATCAACAAGCAATTAAGGTTTATAATGGAACTACATTAGGTATTACTAGTGGTAACGTAGTTACAACAACTGGTACTTGGATGCACATTGCTGTAAGTAGATCATCTGGTGTTACTCAGTTGTATATCAATGGTGCTCAACTTGGTGGTAACTATGTTGATACTAATGATTACCTATATGCTGCTCTGTATATTGGACAAGATTTCAACGGTGCTAATAAGTGGGATGGTCATATTGATAACATCGTTATTAAGAAGGGTGTTGGTGATTATACAACTGGATTCCAAGCACCTACTCAAGTTGATTATAGTCAACAAAATATCGTATTTGGTTTAGATGGTGAAGCACCATTTATACTTTCTACTACTGAAACCTATGCAACTTATAGTGGTCAGAGATCATCTTCTGCAACTGCTAAGACTATTGATTATGCTAACTTAGCTGTTATAACTGAGGACGTTGATCTAGGTCGTCAGGAGTATAGAGACTGTGCTGATATCATCGACCTTAACGGTGCTTACATTGCTGAAGAAGCAGTAGGTCGAATGAAGGCAGCATTCAGTGATTTCAATATTAAAGGTGATGATCCACAAAATAATAGCTACGGTGGTACTGATACATGTATCAGAGATACTAAGGATTATATCCTTGGTGCTATTGTTAAGGACTTAAGAGAAGATGGTAACTACCATACTCTATTTGCTGCAAGGACTTATATGAGTGTTGGTGGTGAATTAAACTTTATTGGTCAAGAGATACTTCAGTCACTTTATACATGGAATGAAGTATTAAAACTTGCTAAGGAGATAATCACTACAACTAGTTCAACTTTAACAGGCACATATACTACAAGATATAGAATACCTAATAATTTCTCATCTCCTGCATCACAAGCAGTACAAGATACAATTGATACTCTTGGTACTGATTTGCTTATGGTTATTTCACCTAATGAGCAAAGATTTAGAGAAGGTGGATTCCAACTTTGGAAGAATAGAGATTATATTGCTGAGGAAACAGAAGGATACATTCAGGATAAGTATCAAGCAGAAATTGATACTGTAACTTACGACTTCCTAGAGATTCCTGGTACAGGATCTGCTGGTTGTAAGAATGATATTAAAACACATATTATTCCTGCTGTAATTGCTGACCTTGCTACAGGAGGCAATTATCAAACTCAGAGAATTATAACTCAATATCTTGATATTCAAGATAATATACTTCATGTTGAGCATGAATTAAGTGCATTGAATGATGCTCTTGATTTTGCTAAGATGCTTTCAATGAAGGCAGTTAATAACCTTCTATTGTCACCTGGTGAAGTTGCTTCTGGTTTATTAGATAATGATGGTAATGCACTTAACGTACCTGGTTGGGCACAAGAAGAGTATTATATTCCTCAATGGACTGCTAGAACTGCATATAGAGATTCTGAAATTGTTATCGATAGTGAAGGATATCCTACTACTTCTCAAAGAGCAAATAATGACAGATACTTAGATGCTGCTGATCTACTTTGGAATAATAGAGCAATCATTGCTAAGGAAGTTGTTTCAACAATGAATGATCTTTCTAAGTATGAGAATCTACAAATTCCTGGTGGTCATGTTAACTGTGAAGATGACGTATTAGATATGATTGAAGCGATGGTACATGACCTTCGTTTTGATTGTAATGAGAAGACTATTGATGCTGCTAAACTCTATATTGAGCCTGAAGATAATTCACTTAAGCATGTTGAGGGTGAGTGGGAAGCATCTATAACTGTAATTAAGATCCTTAGGGATGTAGTTACAATGACAATGCGTAATGCATTTGGTAGAGATTATGTTGACGGAGAGTCTTTACAGAGCATTCCAGTACAAACTTATAATCAGAATCCTAAAGATTATATTTACAAACAATGTGGTGATGCTATTGATGGAAACATCAGATATATTGCAGAGCAAGCAGTTGCTGCTGGTTTAGTACAATATCCAAACTTAGCAATTCCTGGTGGACCTGTTAACTGTGTCCATGACGTTACTGATATCATCAGATCAATGGTATGGAATCTTAAGTATGGTGGTACAAACTGGATGCAATATGCGTCAGAATTCTATACAACATATAATGGTAATTTAGACCACGTTACTAACGCATCTGCTGAAACTAATTGGATTATTAATAAAGCGAAGGAATATGCGATCCGTGCAATGAAGGGTCAGGTCATTACTAATGATGCTGGTTGGACAGTTGATCAGAGATTCTATGATGCTGTGCCTAAACCCACAACTTCACTATTAAATGTTACCTTCGATGGTCCTGTTACAGGTGAATATAATAACTTAATGACTAGATCATTTAAGTTGGGTGAAGATAAGATTTCTACAACAGATACTGGTACAGGATTAGTAACAGGTGAAGATGCTGTATTCAGACTTGTAACAAAATTACCTTCTTCTCCAATAGATGCATGTCTATTTGAAGCTGGAGATTCAACATCTGGTGTATGGTTTGGTATTAGAGACGGTGGCACATATTTAAGACTTCGTGCTGGTGATGGATCTAACAGTTATGCTGGTGGTGCTAACACTTCTAGTGATAATGGATTAGCATTATTAGATTTACAAATCTCTAATTTATCACAATACTTTGATGATGGAGATCATGAGATTGTATTCCAAATCCAGATTGGTGGTAATCTAACTGCTGGTGCTGGTGCTGTTAAACTTTGGATTGATGGTGTTGCTCAAGGATCTGCAACTACACCTTCTGGATATACTGGATTGACAGGTGGTAGTGGTATATTTGCTTCTGCAAATTATGCTGGATTTGGTATTCAAGGTGGTAATGCTTTAGCAAGTGGTGAGTCTGCTACTGTTAATACTTTCACAGTTAATGTTGGACCTGCTCCTACAATTGCATACGATATATCACATGCTGAGTATGATTCCAGTACTGGTGATTTAGTAATGGATGTTGGATCACATAATCATACAGAGGGTACATTCCTTAGATTAATTACCAACTCTATTAACTTTACATGTGACATGGATAATAATGCTTCAGTGCATTCATATCCTAGATCTGGTGACCCAGCTGGTAATGCTGCTGTAGAAGTATTAGAAACATATGGTGAAGAGTATAAGGTCAATGGTGCTACATACAAACCTAATACAGGTATTATGACATTGACAGTTCCTAATCATGGAATGTCAACTCATAACACATATACTGCAAAGAATTCACAATATGATCCTGATTCTGGTGTATTGATAATCACTGTTGACGATCATGGATTTAAGACTGGTGATCAAGTAAGAATTGAAAATGGATCTTTAGTATTCACATGTGCTCAAGATAATCATGCAACTAAGCATGGATATCCAAGACAAAAAGACCCTGCTGGTGATCAGTGGTTGTTAGTTGAATCTATTATTAATAAGGATAACTTTACTGTTAATGTAGGATCTACTCCTAAGGTTGAATATGATGTTTCTGGTGCTACTTACGATCAGAATACTGGTGAATTAGAAATGGATATCGGTCAGCATCGTTTCGTTGGTGCTACCACTCATGTTGCATCTTATGCTGAATATCAAGCAGATAAAGGACTATTAAAACTAACTGTATCTGGACATAATATTTCTCCAGGAGATCAGATACAGATCATGGAAAATTCCATGACATTCACTTGCTCAATGGATAACCATTATAGCAATCATGTATATCCAAGATCTTCCGACCCTTGCACACGTAAGTGGCTAGATGTTGTTGAGTCTGATATTCCTGGTGGTACATTTACAGTTAATGTTGGTGCATCTCCTATTAAAGGTTTTGTCCCTACTGCTGCTACATTCGACACTGCAACTGGTGCTCTAGTAATGACAATTGGCACTGGTCATGGTCTATCAGTTGGTACAAATCTTAAGTTAGCACAAAACTCATTATCATTTACATGTGATATGGATGACCATGCCACCGTGCACAGTTATCCTAGATCTAAGGATCCAGTACATAATGAGCCTATTCCAATTGTTGCTGTTTCTGCTGATACTGTAACTGTCAATGTTGGTATGACACCTGCTGTAAATTATGACGTTACTGGTGCTACATTTACTCCTAATAATGGTCAATTAGTATTGTCCACAGATAGGAAGTTTAGTTTCCGTGATTCATCAATTCATAGTATTTCTGGTGCAACATATAATGGTCAAACTGGTCTAATGAGATTGACCATTGTTGATCACGGTTTTGGTGAAGGAGACTTCGTTAAGATTGCTGATGGTGGAGTAAGTTTTACTTGCTCAATGGACAACCATAATTCAGTTCATGCTTATCCTAGATCAACTGATCAGATGAGTGGTAAGTGGATGGATGTACGTAATGTATCTAAGGATCAATTCGATGTCCATGTAGGTAAGACACCAACTATTCCATTTACAATCTCTGCTGCTGAATTTACACCTGCAACAGGTGAGATGAAGATGACCATTGGTGATCATGATCTAAGAGCTGGTAACAGTATAAGATTAGCAAAAGAATCTATAGTCTTTACATGTTTCTTAGATGCTCATAACAGCACACATGCTTATCCAAGATCTAATGGTAATGACCCATTCTATAACAAACCTCTTCCTATACTATATGATGGTACTCCATTAACTGCAACTGCTGGTACATCATATAATCCTACAACAGGTATCATGACGATCACTACAAGTGTGAATCATGGTTTACAAGAAGGTGATTCAGTTAAGTTTAAATTAGATTCTCTAACATTCCGTTGTGATGAAGATGGTCAATCATCTGATCACACATATCCTAGAGCAACAGATCCATATGCAAATAGATGGCAACGTGTATTGGGTAGTAACTTAACTGCTAATACATTTGACGTACAAGTATTATCATATGCTCCTTCAACAAATACCACAACGCATGTCTTCCAGACTGCTATGGCAAATGGTATTACTAAGAAGGATGGAACAATAACTGTTAATGTTGCTAATGGTGCTATCTCTGATCAGAGTCAGCATATTTACATTCCTAACACAGGTTATACTCCAACAAATATTAATCATAATCCAACAACAGGTATGATGACTGTGACCATCAATGGTCATGGTTTTGAAAATGGTGACATGATCAAGATTGCTGATAATGCATTAACATTAACATGTGCATTAGACGATCATGGATCAACACATACATATCCTCGTCCTGGTGATCCTGCATCTGGATCTTGGTTGAAAGTTGAGAACGTAGATGTTGATACATTTGATGTTAAGGTTAATACAATCATTCCTCAGAGTAATACATCAACACATTTATTCGTAAGTGCTGTTGCGAATAGTATTACTAGAGCACAGATTATAAGTGGTGGTATTTACGATCATACTTACTCAACTTCTGCTGTTGATTGTTTACGTCATGCTGGTGATAGCATCAGACTTGCACCTGATTCATTAACATTCCGTTGTGATGCTGATGGTCAATCAAGTGATCATACTTATCCAAGATCTGCTGTTACAACTCATACACCAACTGATGTAACTTACGATCCTAATATTGGACATCTTAAGTTTACAGTTCCTAATCATGGATTCTTACCATATTCATACATTAAGATAGCAACTGATTCTTTAACATTCACATGTAAGAAAGATAACGATGCAACTAATCATACCTATCCAAGAGCATCAGATCCTGTTGCTGGTAAGTGGGTAATGATTCATGATGTAAGTGGAAATGAATTTAGTGTTGAAGTATTAGATGTTATTCCATCTACCAATACTACAATACATTCATTTGTAGGTGCTTCATCAAACTGCATTACTCATAAGAAGGATCATTTCTATGATACAAATATTCCTATCTATGAATTAGGTAAGACAACTCATAGTCCTACAAACGCATCTTACAATCCTACTGCTGGTACGATGACTATTACTATGAGTAATAGTTTTACTGCTCCTCAAGTTTATACTCCAACATCTGCTATATTCGATCCTAGCACTGGTATTTTAAGAACTACTCTATCAGGACATAACATCAAGAATGGTGACATGATCCTTATTGATGATGGTGCTCTAACAATGAGATGTGATGAGGATAGTCAAGCAACTGACCATAATTATCCAAGACCTACTGACCCTGTTAGTGGTAAGTGGTTGAAGGCATTTAATGTAGGTAGCACAACATTTGATCTACAAGTTGGTAACCTTTATGGTAATGCAGCAATCTCTAATACAACAACTCATGTTGTTAATAGTATTGCTTCTAACTCATTCCATAGAGCAAAAGACTTTGTAATGATTGATAAGGATGCAATTACATTCCAATGCACTAAGGATAACAATGCTACTAACCACACATATCCTAGAGTAACAGATCCTACATATGGTCAATGGTTACCTATTTCTAATGTATCTAATATCTCCTTTGATGTCCATGTAGGTAAGTCTGGTATTAATGATGTTTACGATCATACTTTCGTATCATTTGCTAATAATAGTCTTAAGAGACAAACTGGTACAATCACATTAGATGTTGGTAATGGTCAAATTACAAACCCAACAACTCATTCATTCCAGAGTGCTTCTTCTAATGCAATAATCGGTGGTGGCACATATACACATACATTTGTCCCATCAACTCAAGCAGTTACACCAACAGATGTTAACTATAATCCAACAACAGGTTGGATGACTGTTACAGTTCCTGATCATGGATTTATGGAAGGAGAGAGTATCAAGATTGGTACTAACTCACTTGTATTCACATGCTTACAGGATAGTAATCAAACTAATCATTCTTATCCAAGAAACGGTGATCCAGTATATGATAAGTGGTTAACAATTCATAACGTAACTGATGATACCTTTGATGTTAAGGTACTTGATGAGACACCATCTACTAACGTAACTCTTCATACATTTGTAAGTGCTCTTAATGGTGCTATTATCAGAGCAACAGTTGCAACTGGTGGTAACTATACTCATAAGTTTATTGCTCCTGCACAACTAACACCAACCAATGCTGCATATGATCCTACAACAGGTATCATGACATTGACTGTTGCTGATCATGGTCTTAAGAATGGAGGAAGAATTAAGGTACAAGATGGATTCGTAACATTCACATGTGACCAAGATAGTGATCAAACTAATCATGCTTATCCTAGGGCATCTGACCCATATAGTGATGAGTGGATGACAGTTAAGAATGTCACTAAGGACACATTCGACGTACAAGTATTATTCAACATACCATCTACAAACCAAACTACTCACGCATTTGTATCTGCAGTACCTAACAGTATTACAGTTGCTACCTTGATGAAGGGTAATGATAGTATTAAGATTGCTGCTGATGCATTAACATTTACATGCTCTAAAGATGGTAACTCCACTGAGCATACTTATCCTCGTGTATCTGATCCTGCATATAATAACTCACTTAGAATTATTGATGACGGTGTAACAAGATGGACACCAACAGGTGCTACCTACACACCATCAACAGGTGTGTTAGCAATGACACTAAACAATCATGGATTCTCTAATGGAGACTATATCAGGATTGAAGATTATGCATTAGATATGTCTTGTGATATGGATAATGATTCCAGCACTCACGCATATCCTAGAGGAACTGATCCTATCAGTGGTAAGTGGATACAAATTTCTAATGTATCTCAAAATGGTTTTGATATTGATGTTGGTACAACTGCTGCTGTTAGTTACACACCTACAGATGTTGATTACACACCAACAACAGGTGATATGGAAATCACTATTGGTGAGCACGATCTTAAAGTTGGACAAAGTGTCCAGATTGCTACAGGTGGCATCACCTTAGAATGTGATCAGGATGGTTATTCATCTACCAATGCATATCCAAGAAATATAATTGATACCTTCACTCCAACAGGTGCTGACTATGATGGAACAACAGGTTATTTAACAATCACTTCTAATGGTCATGGACTAGATACAGGATCTCTTGTTAAGATTGATGACAATGCAATAACCTTGCGTTGCACAATGGACGGAAGTACCAATGACAAGACTTATCCTAGATCTTCTGATCCTATTAGTGGTAAGTGGAAGCCTATTGAGTACATCGATGCTAACACATACAAGATCTTCGTTGGTAAGTCTGAGTTTAAGAGTTTCGATCCTCAGAATGTAGAGTATAACGCTTCTAACGGTAACATGGTAATTACTGTTGGTCCTGACCACGGTATTACAACTGCACATAGTGTTTACATTAACCGTGAATCAATGTGCTTCACTTGTGCACAAGATGGTCATGGTAGTGATCACTTCTATCCACGTCCTAATGGTACTGGTGGTGCATCTGGTGACGATCCTGCATATGCTGATGCTGTTGATGTAATTGCTGTAACTGATAGTACTATAACAGTTAATGTTAACCCATCACCTTCTGGTGCATCTAACCATGCTCACATCTTTAAACCTGCTGTAGGTAAGACACCTACTAATGTGACTTATAGTCCTGCTTCAGGTCTAATGACAATAACTATCGTTGGTCATGGAATGATCAATGGTGAGCAGATCATGATTGAAGATAATTCATTAATCTTCACATGTAATAAAGATGATAATGCTACTGAGCATGCTTATCCTAGACATGGTGATCCTGCAAGTAATAAGTGGTTAACTATTCAGAATAGAACTGATGATACATTCCAGGTACAGGTATTAGATTCTGCACCTTCAACTAATACTTCTGCTCATACATTTAAGAGAGCGAAGAAGCATTCTGTTAAGAGAGGATCAATCAGAGCTGGTGGATCATTTACTCATAGTTTCCAATCATTCGCTTCTAATGGTCTTTCTGCTAAGAGAGATAGAGCATACGATCATGCTATTGAAATTAAGGCAGTAGGTCATGCTAAGTATACAGCAACTGGTGCTGCATATAATGCTGCTACTGGTATATTAACACTAACGGTTGCTAACAACCCATTCTCTAATGGTGAGCATGTAAGAATTGCTGACAATTCATTAGTCATGACTTGTGACATGGATAATAATGCAACTAATCATTCTTATCCAAGAGTAACAGACCCTGCTTCTCATAAGTGGTTAGAAGTTTCTAATGTTTCTGGTAATAATTTTGATGTTAATGTTGGTACAACACCTCGTGCTAACTACCTAGTTTCTGCTGCAACATATGAGCCTACTACAGGTGATATGGTGTTAACAATTGGTAGTCACAACTTTAAGGGTGGAGGTAGCACTACAATTACTGATGCTGCTTATAATCCTACAACTGGTATATTAACAGCTACTGTCCCTGATCACGGATTTGTGATTGGTGATAGAGTTAAGTTTGACGATGGATCCATAACCTTCAACTGCTCTGCATCTACTGGTACTCACGCATTCGTAAGTGGTGTTAATAATGCTATTAACGATGGTAGTAGCACATACACTGCTGCAATTGGTACAACTTACAATCCAACTACAGGTGTGATGACCTTGGAAATTGGATCACACAGTTTAACAACTTCTGATACAGTTACCATTGCTAATGGTGGTGTAACCTTCACTTGTGATGCTGACAATAATGCAACCAACCACGCATATCCACGTGCTACTGACCCTGCATCTGGTCAACAACTTGCAGTATTAAATCCAACTGCGACTACGATTGATGTCCAAGTTGGTATTGCTAATGCTGATAATCCTACAGACAATCATGTATATCCAAGATCTACTGATTACCCAAGTGATAAGTGGTTAGAAGTAACTAACATTACTACTGATACATTTGATGTAATGGTCTTAGCATCTGCACCTCAGTCTGTAACTTCACCGCACACATTTGTGTCTGCTGTTACTAATGGACTTAAGTATGCACATGAAGCAGTATACATTGAGGAAGAGTCACTAGTATTCAAGTGCTTAGCTGATAACTTTGGTAGTGAGCATAAGTATCCTCGTGCTAATGGTAACGGTGGTGCTACTGCTGATGATCCATTCTATGATGAGTCTGTCCCTATTCTTGCTGCTACTGCTAATACAATTACAGTACATGTTGGTAAGTCAAGTAATACTACACTTCACCAATTCGTAAGATCTGAAAATGCATTCACTCCATCAACTGCATCTTATGTCCCAGGAACAGGTATATTAACAATAACTCTTAATGGTCACCCATTCGAGAATGGAGATAAGGTACAACTTAAGAATGGAGCATTTGTATTCCAGTGTCAAGAAGATAATTTCCAGACTGATCATGCTTATCCAAGAGCAGAAGATCCAGCTGCTGGTGATTGGTTAACAATCTCTAATAAGCAAACAAATACATTCGATGTTAACGTAGGAGTTTCTTCTAATACTACAACTCATCAGATTGCATCTATTGCAACTGGTGCAGTTATCAGAGGTACAATCAGAGGTGGTGGTCAATATAACCACTCATTCGTAAGTGCTGTTTCTGAAGGATTAGAGAAGAAAAATTCTACAATTACAGTTAACGTAGGATCTACTGTTGCTGGTAACTATACACACAGATTTGCTTCTGCTACATCAGGTGCTATCACTGCTGGTGGTAACCATACTCATACATTCGAGAGATTTAAGAATAACTCTCTACACAGACAGAGTGGTAAGATTACAGTCGATGTAAATATCGCTCAGACTACTGCTGATCTATACGATCATACATTCGTTAGTGCATTACCTGGTGCTGTTATTGGTGGTGGTAATTATCAACATATATTCGTATCTGCTAAAGATGGTGCTATATGGAAGGCAAATGATTATGTTTACATTAAGGATTATTCACTAGGATTTACATGTGATCTTGATGATGATAGGACTACTCATTTATATCCAAGACCTACAGATCATGCAAGTAATGAATGGTTAGCAGTATCTAATGTAGATGGTGATAACTTCGACGTACAAGTACTGAAAGGTGTCCCATCAACATTCCTAGGCACTCATACATTTGTATCTGGTATTGAAAGAGGACTTAAGATACAAAATGGTAAGATAAGAATTAACGTAGGTGTATCTCCTGCGGGTGACACTTATCAGCATACATTTGTTAATGCTAATTCAGGTGCTCTAATACAGGGTGGTAACTATAAGCATAACTTCGTATCTGCTCTATCCAACTGTATTACTAATGTCAACGATGGTTCAACATTAACTCCTACAGATGCATACTATGAGCCTACTACAGGTCAACTAACATTAACTGTTGCTGGTCACTCATTACGCACAGATGATGCTGTAACGATTGATAGTAATTCACTAACATTCACATGTAGTCAGGATGCTAATGCTACTAACCACACATATCCTCGTGTAACAGACTTTGCTGACGGTAAGATATTACCTGTCCAGTCAGTAACATCATGGGCATGGCCTGTAAGAACTGATCTTGAATACTGGAGAGCACGTAGAGTTGACATTGCTTACACTGGTACAGAAGGTGCTGAGGTAGAGAATGATATTACATCCTTAATGAGTCTAGTAACGGATGCTATTACTAATCCTAATAACGTGGCAAATAGAGGATATGAGATGCCTATCTGTTGGCCCGTTAAGTACACACCAGAGGTCGTTGTAAGAGATCTATCAATCACTTATGATTCTTCTAATGGTGGTCAAGATGATCAAGGTACATGGAATCAGACATGTCAAGAGACTGCTGCTGCTATTGCTACACTATCTGATATTCTTATAGAGACAATCAGTAAAGCTAAGAATAGCAATACTGATCATACTGCTTCTATAACTCAGACATTCCCATATAACTTTAATACAAGTTATCAAGAAGGTACTTGCTACAATGTAACGTCAGCAATTGATACATTATTCGATATAATGACTGACACTCTTGGTGCTGGAGAAACAAACAGCAAGACTATTGCTAATATGATTCTCTTTAATCAGCAAGCAATTTCTGAGAGAGCATTTACCGAAACTCAAACAAGTTATCCAACTACTAATCTTACTATCGATTTTGCTACTGATCTTCTTAAGGCAGTACGTTATGACTTAGTAACTGGTGGTAATGCTGGATCATTTAGACTTGCACAAAATTGGTTTGATGGTGAGGGTAACTTCATAGCATTTACTAATGTAACTAGGACTCATTTATTATACTGCTTAGCTAAGATACGTGAATACATCAAGAGTGTAATGTATCTTGTAGGTACTGATGCTGGATGGAATAGTTACATTGTATATCAACCAGAAAACAGACTTGAGTGGAATCAAGAAGCAGTTGAATTTATGATTGACTCTTCACTCAACCCAATTGAGTATGCTTTGGAAATGTCACAATTCCCAACTGAAGCAAGAGTAACATTCGTACCAAATACAGACTGCACAAATAGAGTTACTAAGTATGAGATGGGTGTTGATTACAACACTGATCCTGAATTGGTAAGTCTTACACCTGAAATTGATGTAGGATTTGATCGTGCAGAATATAGAATTAGAATTGAGCGTGGAAACCAGTTCCGTCGTGGTGATATCCTTAAGTATATTCCTGCATCTCAACCTTCTCTAAGTGGTTTAGCTAATCAAGAATACTTCTATTGCTTAACTGCTACTGCTGAGTGGTTTGAAATTGGTGCTTCTTATATCCATGATGGAAGATTTAGATTACTACAGGTAGATACTTCTAATACTGGAAGTCATATCTTTGCTGTTGAAAGAAGAAGTGGTATTACTAGAACTGCTGAGTCATTCCCAACATATACTTCTGAGACTCCAATACAAGGTGGATTTAATGCTGCTGATGTTATCTTCGGATCTTCATCAAATGCTAACGCTGAGATTGGTAATGTCCTAGCAACTGAAGGTGAGGTCTATAAGATCTATACTCATTATCCAACTGTTGCTAATGAAACAACTCCTGGCACATATGATCAATTCGTTAATGGTGAGCAAGTTGTTGTTAATGGTGCTCCAGCAAATACTGGTTATGTCCTACAGACTACAACCCCACAAGATGAAACAGGTATATCATTTGTTAAGTTAGAGACTATTTCTGGTACAATCGCTGATACTAATGAGATCGTAGGTCAAGATAGTAATGCAATTCATACAGTTGGTGCTCCATCTGATAGATTCCTCATTAATGTAAGTAAAGGATCATTTGCTACAGGTGACTGGTTCTTCAGTAAGGTTGGATCCTTAGAAGGTTACATGGACAACTATGTAAGTAAGTCTGGATCACTAACCAATAATGAAGGTGGTAGAATTTCAATTGATGTTGAAACTATTGAAACTGAGTGGATACCTGGAGATATAATTTACGGTAGTATCACTGATTACATCTTAGAAGTTAAGGGTATTACTGGACAACAGATTCAATTGAATCAGTATCTACATGGAATACAAACTCTAGAATTAGATCTAGGTGTTGCAATCATTGACACTGGTATATCTGATACATTCAATGTTGGTGATGAAGTATCACTCCTACAAGGTACCGTACAGAAGAATCCTGGATTCACTGCTGTTGTTACTAAGTATCAGGAAGAAGATCTATCAGCAACTCCACCACAAACACACAAACTTTGGATCGCTAATATCAACCCTGTTGGTGATGGTGCTCCTCTAACTGATTTGGTATTTGCTGGAAACCATATTGGTAAGATTGAAATTGGATCTAACTTCCCAACCATATATGCAGCAGTATCTAACTACACTGCAACAGATTATCAATCTTATGCTAAGGTTGTTGCAATTGAGCAACAAGGTATTACTGCTACTATCTGGGTAGAAGCAGCTAATGGAGTATTCGTTGATAACATGTCACTTAAATCTGACTTCGGATGGGGTGGTGGTGTTTCTTCTGCTCGCACACTTGAGGGTAGAGTTGATCGTTACTTCAGAGGATTTGATGGAGTCCAGACTAACTTCGATCTCACGATTTCTAATGGTGAAGCATACTTCCCTGATCCTGCTGGTCACTTACTTGTATTTGTTAATGGTATCCTACAACCTCCAGGTGGTAACCTTTCTTACGTTGCATTCTCTGACAAGATTCAGTTTGCTGAAGCACCTGAAATTGGATCTGAATTTATCGGATACTATGTTGGTAAGTTACGTCAGTTAGATGATATCTCCTTCGAGTTTGACTCATTGAGATCTTCCTTCAACCTTAAGAGATCTGGATTATTCTACTCCTTGACTCTAACTGAAGGTGTTTCTTCTAACGTCATACGTCCTGAGAATAACATCATTGTTTCACTTAATGGTATTATTCAGGAACCAGGAGTTGCATATGAGATCGTTGGATCACGTATCATCTTCGCTGAAGTCCCACGTGCGGGATCAACCTTCGTTGGTTTCTCATACATTGGATCTGACGCAGACGTTATTGCTGCAACAGTTGTACCACCAGTTGAAGCTGGTGACAGACTAGACATCGAGGGTGAAGAATTCCCAAGAGAGGTTGCTCTAATTGAGTCTTCCAACTCCTTAATTACGTTTGAATACACTGGATCTGTTAAGGGTAGAAATGCTGCTGCTATTGCAGACATTACTTCTGGTAAGATAACAAATGCAGTCCTAACAAACCCAGGCGATGGTTATACTGACCGTCCAAATGTTGATGTTATTTCTTCTTCTGGATTTGATGCTCGTATCAAGGCATTGATGGGTATTACTAGAATCGATGTTAAGACATCTGGTATTGGTTATTCACAACCAACAGTCTTAGTTGATAATGAAGTACCTGATGACTTTACACCTCCTACAGGTGGTCCAATTAACGGTGGATTTGATGTCCTCGCAGGCGAAGGATCAGAATACACAGGTGGTGGTGCTGGTGTTGATGCTGGTACAATCGCAATTACTCTGGATCCAGTTAACGTAACTGTTAACCAAGGTCAGACTGCTGCATTCACAGTTGTCTCCACTGTAACTAATGATCAAACAATGAATTATCAGTGGCAGAAGAAAGAGTATGGTACTCAAACATGGAGCAACATCATTGGTGCTAACACAGCAACCCATACAACAAATAACACAGTACAGGCAGACGATGGTGACGAATATAGAGTCGCAATCACTGCTGCTGGTGCAACCCCAGTTTACTCACTCTCTGCTGTATTGAGTGTCCAGACTGGTGCTACTGTAATCAGCAACTTCACACCAAATCTCATCTTCGATGACATCTAAATAAGGATATGGCAGCCACAGCATCATACAATCAGGCAACCAAGGTAATAACGGTGGAGTCCGATGGACTCCCAGCACCTGTAAGTTTTGGTACGTTCCCAAATGATAACAACCCTAATACTGTAGTAGAACAGGACTTCGATCATGACTTCTTATACCGTGGAGGAACATTTGGAATTGCTCGCACATTTGATAGTAATGGATATACGCATGACGGATTTGTTAGAAGAGTTACTATATCAGTAAATGATTTAACACTTTTCACTGGTGGTAATCCTAGTATTGCAGAAAATGATAATATAATGGTTGTTTTCAGTGATGGATTAAAGCAAAAATTCGTATTTAAGAGCACGACATTCACTTCTATTGACGGTGAGTGCTGGTTATCCAGTGATACCACCTTAGATTTTATTGTAGAAGAGCAAGCAACTACTCCTGTGAGTGGTACTTACGAGTATTATGACCAACGTAATGGAAGAGTTTCCACGCCCCTGGGGAACATAGGGATTGCTGGTAATGGAGTGGCAATTTTTAACCCTTCTGCTGGTGCTGGACTCAATCCTCCCTCTGGATTCAGTTGGGTTGCTGCTGGAGATCTACCTTTTGTTAATTCTGGAGAGGATTCTTGTGGTGGTCACCCAGAACAAGGTGGTCAATACCACTATCATGACCCTCATTTCTTAGATTGTTGGAAATCTGGTGGATCAATTGCATCATATAATGATTATTATGGTGCAACTCAGTTTAATGGAGACAATATTCGTCATCCTGACGGTCATTCTAAGATAATTGGTATAGCATTTGATGGATTTCCCATCTATGGACCTTATGGATACTCCACACCATTCGATAATTTGAGTGGAACTAGGACAATGAGGACTTCATATGCTGTAAGAGACAGTGAAGTAGCTGGAAGACCTGATTATGGGTCTACAACTGACAATCCTCCTGCTGGTACGTTGATGGAGGACTATGAATACATTGAAGGTACTGGAGATTTAGACAGTCATAATGGTAGATTTGCTATCACACCTGAATATCAGGATGGTACCTATGCTTATTTCCTTACTGTTGATGAGAATAACGTAGATAATACTAAATTCCCATACATTATTGGACTAACAACCAGAGAAACTATTGACACCACGTTCACCGTAGAACCAGTACAGCAAGGTGGAGGTGGAGATCCAGGTGGTGGTGATGGAGGAGTAGTACCAATACTATCATTTACACTACAACCAGCTAGTGTTTCCGTTAATGCTGGTCAGACTGCTACATTCTCAGTCCAGAAACTTGTTTCTCCTGAAGACGGACCTGTTTCATTCCAATGGTACAAATCTACTGACGGTGGATTTGCATTTTCTGCTGTAACTGGAGCAACAACTAATACATTAGCAGTGACTGCACTGCCATATATGACTGGATACAAGTATCGTTGTAGAATTATCGGTCCAATTGGTGGTACAACAGCATCTAACTCACCATTAGATTCTCAAGCAGCAACACTGACAGTACTTGGCGGTGGTGGAAGTGGTAGCACCGCAAATAGATTCGATAGTACCTCATCTACTCTTGATTCCACATTACAAACTTATGATGGCACCTAAATAACACTGTAAAGACTACGATCATGGCAAAGCAAACCCTTAATATTGGATCATCGGCAAACGATGGGACTGGTGACAGTCTTAGAGATGGTGCTATCAAATTAAATAGCGTCATTGATGAGATATACACCAATCTTGGTAATGATACCAACCTACAAGTCAATGTTGGCACTCCCTCAACTGGACAAATTCTAAAATGGAATGGTGCACAGTTCGCTGAAGGAGATTTTGATTCGTTCTCTGGGAATGTAGATGTCAATGGTCATCAAATTATATCATCTGCTAATGGTGATATAGTTATCAAACCTAATGGCACTGGAGACATTAAATTATGGGGTGGTAATACAGGATCGTCTCTTACATACATCGATGGTGCTGATGGTAAGTTAAAGTATAGTAATTATTTCCCATCTACAGGAGATTTACCTGATTCTTCAACACATCAGGGTATGTTTGCTTTGGTAAGTGGTGATAATGTTGCAAGGGTTGCTACTAATAGTGGTTGGAAGAAGATTATAGGTGAGGATCACACTCTTGGTGATCTATTTGATGTAGATATGACCGTTGGAGGTGGTCCTGCGGGTGGTCAGGTTATTAAATGGAATTCTGCTACAAGTAAGTGGGAACCTGCTAATGATGACTCAGCTAGTGGAGGTGGTGGAGGCACTACTCAAAACTTATTTGAGACTGTTGCTGGTGATACTGGTACAACAACAGCGTCTGCTGCAACAGATACATTAAATATAGTTGGTGGCACGAATATTGCTACCGCAATCACAGGAGATACAGTCACAATCAATATGACTGGTTCTCTTGGAGATGCCAACCAGAATGCTTATGGTGTAATTGGAAGTGACTCAGGATCAAAAACCGCAGGTAGTACAACTGCTACTATTAACCTCATTGGTGGGACTGGTATTAGTACTGCTGTTAGTGGAGATAATCTTACGATTACAAATGATTCTCCCAATGTAAGTCAAGAGACATACAAAACTATTATTGGAGACAGTGGCACTACAACTGCACAACTAGCAACCTCAACATTGGATATTGCAGGTGGTAATGGAATTACTACTGCTGCCTCCACTAACACGTTGACAGTTAATGCTGATCTATATCTTAGTGGAGCTGCTACTACAAATGATAATATCATTTTCAATGGTACTAGTTGGGATCCTACAACATCACCCACAATAGGATTTAATTTCACTGCTCCTAATAGTAGTGTTTATAGAGTAGCAGGTGGTGGTGTTGATTCTTCATCAGACAATCCAACAATATATGTCTATAGAGGATTTACATACAGACTTAATAATACAACAGGTTCAGGACATCCTCTCGCTCTAAGGCAAACATCAGGTGGTACTGCTGTTACCGAAGGAGTTTCAGGTAATCAAGAAGGAGTCCAATTCTGGACAGTGCCAATGGATCTTTCTCCTGGCACAACATATGTTTACCAGTGCACTGCACACGCAGCAATGGTAGGAAATTTAACGGTGGTCTAATATGACAAGAACAGTCCCAGGTAGCGGTGCCGAAATCTTCCCAATTTTCAATAGTACTTTTGGGGTGAGGGATGTTTATGTTATTAACGGTGGTGAAGGATATGATCCTGCTGATCCACCAAGATTGAGAATTGGTAATTGTGGCACACCCATCAGAGACGCTGTTTTAAGAGCAGTAGTCGAAGGAGATGGTGGTGTTATAACTGCTGTGGAGGTTATAGATCCTGGTGAAGGATATAACCCATTACGATTGCAGATACAGGATGAGAGTTCTGACGGATCTGCAACTGGTACCGTATTCTTAAAGAATGATGGTGGTATAGATTTCATTCAAATGAATGTGCCTGGTGATGGTTACTTTGATGCTGTTGCTAATATTGTAGGTGGTGGTGGATCTGGATCTGAGTTGGTACCTGTCACAGGTTTGATTACAGGTCTTGCTATTGAGCAACAGGGTAGAAACTATACAGAGGAAGACGTAAATATCATCATTAGCGGTGGTGGTGGCCAAGGTGCAACTGGTGTTGCTAATGTCAATCAGTTTGGTGAAGTTTCTTCTATTACATTAACTAATCAAGGTGAATTCTTTGAGACTCCTCCACTTATACAGTTAATCAAAGGTGGTGGATCTGGTGCTACTGCTGAAGCATTTATTAACCTTGGTAAGATTACAAATATTGATCTACTTACAGGTGGTGGTGGATATACTACACCTCCTGAGGTTATCTTTACTAGAGATACTGACCTGATTCGTGAAGCAAGAAACAGACAGTCTCTAAACTCAGTTGTCTATAATATAACTGGATTAACTAGTAATGTTAATTCTAGTACTAGTACAATATACGTACAGACAACTGATCCCTATCCAGGTTCAGGTAAGATTCTGTTAGGTAGGGAGATTGTAAGGTATACAGGTAAAACTGCTGCTGGTGTTGATGGTGCTTTATTCGATGCTTTCACTGGTTGTGATAGAGGTGTTAACTTCCGTTTTGACCAGAAAGTCACACTCGATACTTTACAAGATGATCCTAATACAGGACTAACAGCATATGATTTCCAAGTTACTGACAAGGTTAGAAGGGTAATTGAATCCTCAAATAACCGAGTTGCTATAGTATATGATTGGGATCCTGTACAAAAAGCATTATATCTAACCTTTGAAGTTGATGAATTAGCATTCATCGATGGTGGTAGATCTAATGAGAAGTCTAAGATTATTGCATTCGTTGCTGGATCTGCTGGTGCATCAGGCACAGGTATAGAGCCACACGTTTTGATAGAATCTGAAGGAGATAATATTGTTACCTTTACAGATCCATTAAGTTTAATCCTCAACAGAAAGTTTGAAGATGATGATGAATTAGATGGTCTTGGTGATGGTATTATCGATTTAGTTAATACTGGTACTGAGTTTGAAAACCAAATTTGTTTAGATGGTGGTATAGCCTCGTCTAAATATGGTATAGAGGAAACACTTGGTGGACAAAACACTACTCTATTCCAAGTTGGTGACCAAATATATGATGGAAGTCCAAATTCTTTAGTTGCTACTATCACTGCTGCTGGTGCTTTAGGTGATGGTGATACTCATACCTCGACAGCAACACTTATTGTTGAGTATATTAACCCTGCACCAACCTTCCAAGTTGATGAAGGTGTCCAAGGTAATACAACTGGGTTAACTGCAACTACTACATCAGTTACATCTGGTCCTATAATAGGTACCAATGAGAGTTTACACACAATAACCATTAAGGATATTGTTTCAAATGATCCTAATTATCTGTGGTCAGAGGGTGAAACCTTACAAGGGGTGACCTCTGGTGCTACAGCAAAGATATATTCTGTTGAATATACTGGTGCTGTCAGAAATGAGGAAGACTAACCCCTATAAATAAAAAGAAGGCAATCGTTAACAATGGCGTTACTTACCGACCAATTTAGAATCTTTACTGCCGAAAGGTTTA